TGTCAGGGTTCCGCGTATGGCCGCTGAACCAAATTCAGCAAATCCAGTGTCGCGTTCTATTTTCCAGCCTGACGTATCAGCAACATAGTTATCGCTTTCAAGGTCAGCGGCAACTTGAATTGCTCCAGTTGGTGTGGTGAATACGATGGTTTGCGCAGATGTAACTCCGTCAATCGTCACCGTAAAGGCTGATGACCACTCCTTTAGATTAGTGTCTGTTATGTCAATCTGTGGCTGCGTCAAAGCCCAATCTGTAGTTAAGCCTGTGAACGATGCGGTTGATACGCTGTAGCTAGTTGCAGACGGTGTGCTTGGCGCATCTGCATCTGGTTCAAGTAACTGATAATAAACACGACCTGAAATAACCGTATCACCAGTATCACCATCAGCACCTGTCGCACCTGTCGCACCATCGGCACCATCTTGCGGGTCAGCTTCAGTTGTTACAGCACCAGTGCCAGTAGAAAAGTCAGACGCATTGCCCGTAAAATCTACTGCTTTAAGGAAGTAATACCGTGTTGTGTTTTGCGCTAGACCACCATGCACAAATTCGGTTGCGGCTGTTGTACCTAATAAAGTTGCGCCCGTAGATGTATTGCTGGTGTTTACATAAATCTGGACTTCCTTGAAATCATCATCAGTTGGATTTGTCCACGATATAAAGTTAGAGCGATACCCACCAGAACCGCTAACTGATGTAGGTACAGCGGGTGCATCTGTATCCGCATCAGCGGTAAATGTTACATCAGCTTGGGTTCCCACATAGCCACTGTCCGTAATAGCGGCAACGACGAATGTATAACTATCACCATCAACAAGAAAACCTGTCTCGAAAGAATTGGTGTCTGTAGTGCTTTTATTAAAGATACCTGTTGTGTTGTTCTTATATCCTACAAGATAATTACTAAGGAAAACATTATCAGGCACATCCCAAGTCAGTGTAGCAGTAACGGTGTGCGTTCCATCAGTCGCTATATTTGTATTTTGTGGGGTGGTAACGGCTAAGTTTGAAATGTCCAAATTCGCCCGTGGATCAGGCAATGTGCTGCCATTGCTTGTAATGTCAGCTTCTTCTGCCGTCCAACTAAATGCTGCCGAAGATGTTTCGAGTAGTGTAAGTGCAACGCGCAGATCACCCGCATCGCCATCATTCTTAAACTTCCAGCCGATAACCTCAAACTCTTTTGATGACCATCCGTAACGGTCAATCGTCAAAGATATAATATCGCCGCACTCTACCTCAAACGCCTCTAGGCCAAAGTCAGCCGTGAATGTCATCTGCTCACGACCACGGTATAGCGTCATCTTCGCTAGTCGCTGCGCCATAGCTGATGACGTTGTGAATGGCAGTGTAAGGTCTAGCGCACTTTCCACATCACTGTCGTCACTGATAAATACGTCTGAGCGTATTTCAGGGTAGTCAGCCTGAACGTAGCGATTTTCAGCATCAATAAATGTGCCGCGCACGATGTTAAAGTTGTCACGCCGCGAATGCTTCGTTTGTAAATTTATTTCACTGCGCAGATCATCAAGTGTAAAGGTTTTTACAGGTGAGACATATTCTCCAACCTTTAGGTGCCATTTCCCCGCGCCCCAGAACAAAGTGCCAGCGCAAGCCGTCATCATGTCGCCCAAGATGTTAGATGGTGTCCTAGCTAGGCTGATAACACCGTTAATTTCATAACGCTTTTCTGTTAATGAACTGCCGCGCACCGCTGTACCAGTTCCACTGCCTACGCCAGTTGCCGTAAATGTAACCCCTACTGTATTTGCGCTTGCACCAATAGCAGTGAAATCTGTCGTTCCGACGGTTTTAATAGTGTAAGACTTGCCAACAATAAAAGACCCAGCATCTGTTGCAGCTAGATTTACAGTTTCATCACACGCATCTGCCGCAACCTCAAAAGATAGACTTGCTGCGTCGCCGTCGTTGTCTAAACCGTACGTTGATGTCAGATAATCACGAATACACAACGCAGCATTTGCACTGTATGAAGTTGTGCTTGTGCGCGGATCGTAGACCTTCTTGCCCTTAACTTTAGCTGTAATAAGGGGTATTCCATCTGCAAATATATTTTGGTTGTAATTAAATTTGACATAAAGACAGGCAATGCCCTCACCTTTAAAATTGCTATCTTCATTATTTGTTGGGTCTAACCCATCAACTTGCCAAGATGGCCGCTCATCAGACGCTATTGGGGAAGATGCGCCAGTTATTGTGGAATATATATTTTGATTATCTGCGCCCGTAAACTTTAAGATTTGCACCCTTTTAAGGCCATTACTATCCGTCCAATCATCCTCATCCACAAATCCATCTGCATCTAACGCAACAACTTTATCGTTGAGGTAGATGTCACCAATTTCTTCCACTTCGTGACCCGCAAGGCAGATTATTTGGTGTAGATAGCGATTTTTGTATCCATCATTACCCGTGGTAGTTTCAGCAAAAGTAATTATGCCTCCCTTGCGTACTTCACCGTAAACTATTTGTTGTGGGGCAGTTGCTTCTCGAATGTTTACAAGCAAGTTTTGAATGCCAAAGTCTGGTTTTGGCCCAAGGGCAGCCAATGCCCATGATGTGACTTGGCCTACACCAACATAAACTGCTGCCGTAACCAAAAATTGCCCGAATCCTGATGTGATGTTCAGTGCTTCAATAACATAAGCTGAGATAGCTTCAACGCGCGGAACACGATCCCAATCATTCCAATTCTTAATTGTAATATCGCCTAGCTTGTACTTCATGCCTTAATCCACGCGCTTTTGATAAAGTCTATCTGTTGAGAAATTACACCTTTCTCACCCAGAAAGATAGCCTTTGTGCCTATCGCTATGCCTAGCGCATCACCTATAACCCACCGCCTTGCACGATCAGTCGTAACCAGCGCACCCTTCGGCGGTATGCGATCTATGCGCTTCATCTTTCGGTCAATCGCTTCATCAAGAGAATTAGCCTGAAACACCTTACGCAGTTCGTCGCGCTTTAGGTACAGACCATTCTTTGTGTATTTCCCAACCCAATCGTCGGCCCAACCTTCGCCGTACATCGCCCGATACGCATTGTTGGTGAACATAAAGCAATCATTTGTGTGCCACTGAAACGGCACATCACGCACTTTGCGTATGTACTCATTCAGCGCATCAAGGTCAGGCTTCATCCCTACCCCAGACAATTTTCGTGTCTTGCAATCCCTGCACCCAATCAAAGAACGTGTCGGCTGCGGGATCACCACTGTTGCCATCGTCTAGCCACTTACGTTTTCGCACCTGCGCATGACTTTCTGACGTGTAACGGCGCACGTTAGGACGCTCCAGAATAATAAGACGGCTCTCTACTCTCAGGCTGATCGTTGACGTTTCACCACTGTCTTGGATCGTCATTTGATCCATGTAGCCACGGAATATTTCCACAGTTTCGCTGCCAATACCCCAATAGATTGTCACAAGCCGACCTTGGTATTCTTCTGTCAGCGCATAAGTCAGGATCGTAGATGATATGCCACTCAGCGTAAGCGTAGTGCCACGCGCAGATAGGTCTGACGCTTCTTCTAGCCCCTGAATGGTAAGCAAGCTGCCTGACCCAGTGTAAGTGTCGCTGCCAATGGTTTTGTCACCGTACCCTGTCCATAGACGCACGTTTGCCGTTTCAAACGCCAGATCAACTGCGTAGAATGGCTCAATCTGGTCTGCGTCTATCGCCGTAAGTAATGCCGCTGGAACTGTTCTCATAGTGCTTCAAACGCTCCGAATGTGATGCCGTAAATGCTGGCCTCATTGACTGACCAGCTTTGCTGATTGCTTGCAAGTCTAAATGTACCTGATGCACTGGTCAAATCCGCTGTAGCTGATGATGCTGCATCGCGTAGCGCGGGCCATATCTCAAGTGTGCCGCTGCCGCTTTGATCTTCCAGAACCTTGTATAGGCGTGTACTTGTGCCTGTGCCTAATGAGAAATAATCGCCAGCTTTTAGCGTACCCGTCATCGCCACAGTTACGCTGCGATCCCCAACTGAGCCTGTGATAGTCGCAGAAGTCGCTGTGCCGCGCACTGAGGTGGCAGAAGGGTCATTTAGTAAGAATGTACCGAACTGACCGCGTAAGCTCATCAGGAAGGCAATCCACTGATCTGCGTCGGCGCGTTTCATTGGTGGCAGTGTAATATCAGCTTGCCATGCTTCGCCGCTGTAAGCGTGGGCCTGACCTTTTAGCGTGAAAGGCGACTGACTATAGGCAACCGTATTGACCGCCCGTAGTTCAATAGAAGCAATGCCCGTATGTGACGGCAGGGTTAAGGGGTACGAAATCATGTCCATCTCCCATGATTTTTGTGATACATGTTTTCACATTCAGCACTTTTTCTCATACGAACTGCCTCCGCGAAACAACCAGAATACCCAACATACTGACTTCCAATCCGAACCTTCCATCCTTTTTGGTGATGATTAATGCCAAGAATACCGCTTCTGTTATCGGCTCTGCGCTTTATATTCCTTGCATTCTGTGTTCTTGAAGCACCTCTAAGATTTTTAATGTTATTGTTATCTGGATTGCCATCAATGTGGTCAACTTCATCAGGCCAATAACCGTGATGAATAGCAAATATTACTCTATGCTGAAGTAACCTTTCACCGCAAAAGCCTATATACCAATAGCCATTTTTCTTTTTATCGCCAGCTATTTTACCCGCCCAACGTCTTGTTGCAGACTTAGTTTTAAGTTTGTTTTTCCAGATCAACTTACCATCTTGATATCTAAGATATTTTTTTAATTCAGATATAGAAGCCATTATGCAAACGCCCTTCCATATGAACCGCCACGCCGTTTCGCATCCGCGACCGCCGCTTTCGCGCTTTCCGCAATCTGTGGCATCAGTGATTTGATCTCTGTGCGCACGGTTTGTTGTACGCCTGTTGATACGTTGATGGTTTGGTTTACCACTACTGAACCGCCGCCGGCCATCTTATCGTTAGGCACGATAGAACCGGTGCGTGAAGGCACAAACAATTCTGGCCCACGTTCACCCACGACATAAGGGTTTCCGCGCTGTACGGGGCCACCTATGGCCTTCATAGGTGTACCGCCAAGCGATGGAAATGCTGCCGTTATCGCATTCGTGATAAAGCCGGTGATCTGTTTGACAACAAACACGCGGTAAAGTTCCTTGATAATATCAGCGGCCATTGCGCGGAATGCATCTTTGGCCTTCATGGTGCCGTCAACCATAGACATGAATGCATCACCAAACTTGTCACCGATCATGTCAGCAACGGTTTCCACCTTCGCGCCGGTTTCTTCTGTTTCTTTACGGATGCGCTTGAAGTATGAAAATACGTCAATGACAGTCATGTTTTTCAGGTTATCGCGCAAATCTTGAATACTTGTGTATGGCTGATCTAATTCAGTACTCAAATCTTGTGATTTGAATAGCAAGTCTTGCATTGCAGCGTTGTTTGCATCCAGCCTATCCTGAAGCCCCTGAAATGCTTCAGCACCTATATCTGTCGGCAAGTTTAAATCGAAGTTTCTGTTAATCTCCTCTGCGGTTGCTCTAGTAAACTTTAAGAACTTTTCCGTTATGTTTGAAATCATAGTGAGAAACTGAAATTCTAGTTCATTGAAGTATAAAAGAGCGTTTGTTTTGAACAACTCAATTTGCTTTGCGCCACGGGTAAACGCTTCGCGCACAATTGCCGGAATGCCTGACACAACAATTACGAATGCATTTAATCCGTTTATCAATCCATTTATTACGGCTTTGCCAACTCGTCGAAGTAAGTCAAAACCTTTTACAACCAGATCAACCGCCGGACGCACAAAGTCAATAAGTGGCTGGAATGCAGTTTTCATATCTGCACCAAACCGCTTGAAGTCGAATGATAGCTTGGTTGTTTTATCGCCCATCATTGCGATAGCACCGCCAACCGCAATCAATGCACCCAAGATCATCCCTTTTGGCCCGAAGATGGAAGCAAGTTGAGGTGCTTGCATGGTCATAATGCGCAGTGCATCAGTACCCATAGAAGCCTGAACCGCCATATCTTGGAACTGCAAAGATGCCATGCCCAAACTACGGGTCATGTTTTTATTGGCCTTGCCAACGCCCTGCATCCCGCGAACGTGGCGGTTCATATTGGCCGTTGACTTCATCATGGTCTTATCAAGTGAACCAAGCTGCGCTTGTACCTTCTTCATTTCAGGCACAGCGTTTCCAACGGCATCCATGCGAATGGTTAAATTAGTCTGTGCCATTGTCTTTTTGCTCCGACTTGATCTTAAAGTATGCGACCCATTCGTTATATTCTGAAAGGCTGATTTGCTCTATTTCACCTATGGTTTTGCCAAGCAATTCAGCCAATGCAATCAGATTATATCTAAACGGATCGC